CCATCTATGTTATTACCATTAGTGGATGTAGAACCCGCAGAGATAGTTAAGTCTCTACCTGCTGTTGTTGAAGTTGTTGCCGCTACGCTTACCGTTGCATCTTGACCATTTCCAAAACCAATATCTCCACCTGTAACTGTTAAATCAGTCCCAACTGTTGCAGTAGTTGTAGTTGTTAATGCACCTGTAACTGCTAATGTGCTTCCATCAAAAGTTAAGTTTGCCTCTCCTTGAATGGCATTTGAGCCAGTAACAGTTGTAATTGTATTGTTGGTTGAACCAGTTAAAGACGCTCCACTAGCACCTATATCACTAGCAACTTCAGAACCAGTTCTAAAATCTACATTCCCACTACCATCTAAAACTAAAAATTTATCTGTATCTGTTCCAGCATTTACAACACTGCCTAAATTCAAAGTTCCTACAACAGAAGTAGCACCTAGCCCATCAACAGAAAATACAGTTGTGTCACCGTCATCACCATCAGAATCATCATCCGATAAAATTTCAAATTTTTCATCTGCTGTATTATCTGCTAATATAAATCTAATATCCGCATTTGCTATTTTATTTTTAAATACTGTTCTTGTTCCGTCACCAAAAACATCCATTGCTGGAGTATATGCATTTGAATCTAAATAACCTATTGATAGATTATTATCTGTTTTGTGTGATGTAAAAAACTGTGTTGGTAAACTTGCAGTTGCAGTATCGGCATCGTGAGCAACTTTAACTAAACCGATAGGAATGTCACCATCGGTCAATTCTGGAATGTCATCAACCGATGTTGATATTCTAACATCCATTGAATTATCTGCTTTAACTACTACTAGATGGTAGAAGTTACCAGAAGTTGGTCTAGTTAATGCGTGTGCGCTCAAAGCACTTATTGAAACATATTCTCCATCTCTAAATATTTTACCTGCTGCAACTGCTACAGTTGGGGATGTCCCACCAGCATAAGTGAAATTGAATCCCATACTTCCAGCCGCACCATTTTTTAATGCATAATTTCCTGTAGCCGCAGAATACAATGCTTTGAAAACCCCAGAATGTGGGAAATCTAGCCCATCTCTAATTTGTAAACTTGCAGTTTCATCACCAGTATTTGCTGGTGTTACTAATTGACTTATTCCTACTCCGTCATTGTTAACTATTAATGTCATTATTCTACCTCCACTGAAAGAGTAATATCTATTTGGTCTGAATTATTAAAAGGGCCGATTGCATCAAAAGGAAATCTAGCCAACATTATACTTTCTACTGTTGCCTCTGTACCATCTGTATTAGATTCTCCAGTAATCTGAACCCCTTCTAATCTCATCTCATCGAATTGATTATCTTGAGGTAACTCCCCGAACACACCAAATTCTCTAATCGCACTAGCAGCCAATTGACTACCTGTTACTGTTAATTTGAAATCTGTACTAGTATCACCAGTATTAGTAATTGTTAGTGTTTCATTTGCAGTCAAAATTGGAACATCCAATGTATTTGCATTAGGGTTAGTAGTGTCTCCACCTATCCCAACATTACCTGTCGTAAAAAAAGTTTGTAAAAATAAATTTACTTTTTTCTTAGCATCTTCTGTTATCATGTTAAATCCTCATCTAAAATTACGCTTGTTTCTACTGAACCTAAACTTGGGTTGAATCCCACGCTGTTAGTCGCTACATTAACTGTATAATTAAATCCAATGGTAAATGGACTACTAAACACACCTGTTTTAGTAGCAACTAGTCTCACTCCTTTGATTTTCATGGTGTCAAAGAAGTTATTTGTGTCATTGACTGATTTAAATTTACTTGCTCTTAAAAAGGCTAAAGTCTTTTTACTTTTAACCATCAGTTCAGCAAGTCTTTCACTAATCCCTTTATTGTAAGCCCCTATTTCTAATTCCATTATACCTAGATTATCATACCTTATTTCTAGTACAACATATCTATCTGCGGGAATTCCTCTACTTGGAATATCTAAACTAATTATATCTCCAACTCTAAGATACTCTAACCCTACCATAGATATTTTAATCGTTATCCTAAAGTTATTTTTAGCATAAAAGTCTAACAATTTATTTGCTTTGACATCTGCCTCTTCTTGAGTTCTTATGGTTTCATCAACTTCCTCAAAGGTTTTCTTTCCAACTTCTTTTATGCTTGCGCCTAATCTTCTAATAGATTTAACCCCAGAACCATAAACTATTACTTCATTATAGAAATCGTATTGTGATTGTTCTTTAGACACATCTATAATATTACTAGTTTCTTCTGATATACCATAACCCGAATAATCTAAATTAGCATTATCTGGTCTAATTTTTATTCCTTCTGAGGTGATAGTAATTCTTTTATCTTTAAATTCTGTTAAAAATTGAATGGCTTTGTAGACATCTATTCCTGTAAATTCTGGCCCAGTAAAGTATGGGTATTCTACAGTTGATTCTGTAAAATCAATATTGTTAATTTTCATTATATCTTCTACTATATCTTCTGTTTCCATAGCAATAGTGGCAGTAGAGGCTATGTTTGCTTTTACTGGGTTTCTTATTTTAGAAGGTAATGGAGTTTTTACTGTAAATATTTCCCCAACAGAAACTATACCTGCCATTTTTTGACTTACTTTTTCACCAAAATTTATGTTACAAGCCGTCATCAAACCTGCTGGTGGTTTAGATACACTCATTTGTTTTCTTTCTTGCGCATCTCCGTCATTTAACAACACGTCATAAGACTTACCACTTTCAAATCTTTTTCCACTGCCCCCATCTCCAAAAATAGTCGTAAAGTAATTGAAAGTTGGAGGGCTTGAATTTATACTAGTAACTCCTCTCGGAACAATATGAATATCATCACTAGTTGAATCCATATTAACTAATACATACATAGATTGAACTGCTTCTTTATATCCAAATACCTCTCTTTTATCACTTACATTTGCCCCATTCCATAATTGAATATGTGGAACACTTGCATACATTTTATCATCAAAAGGTCTTTTTGTAGTAGAGGAACTTAGCGTGTATAGATTAATTGAAGATGGAGAATCTGGCCATAAACATGTTTCTGATGGTTTCATTACTTTATAATAATTAGAAATATATGGGGTGCTAGTGTTAACATTATCTACAATCAACACATGTTCTCTAGTATCTGCGCCTTGTGATACACTATGACTAATTACGTGCATAATATGTTTAGGTAACAATCCTTCTTCTGAGGCCATGAAAGAATATTGAGAATCATTAGCACCAGTTCCAGCATTAGTCCAAGTTCCACCAATAGGGTATCTTCTAGTACTATCTGCTGAGTTTATGGTTCCTTGAGTTCTACCTTGATAATATCCTTCTGTAGATACAAGATAATACCCTGTTAAATTAGGGGCAAAAGCAAGCCAATGGTTATCATCCATTGCTGAATTATCCCCTTCTTTTATTTCTATTACTGCTTGTGACCCAGTATTAGATGAGGTATCTAAGCCACTTGGTTTGTGGGTTAATTGTGTAAGCATAGTAATACTAACACCTAAATTAGATTGAGCATATTGGCCTAAATGCAAATATGGTTTAAATAGTATTTTAGCACCATCTGCAACATTGGTTGGTTTTTCTTCTGCATTAAATGTTACAGCAGCAAAATCTTTATCATACGCTCTTTTGATTTTTGGATTAGAAATACCATTACTAACATTAGTAGTTTCTGCGAATTGAACATATGGGGCAGAAGGAAACTCATTTGCACCATCGGAATTAGAACGTAATTTTTTGCTTGACATTTTTAAGTATATTCTGTTTTCTTTTAATACACCAGTACCAATAGCAGAATACAATGCATCTGAAACTGGGAAAGTCATACCAGTTGCTAATTGTCCACCTTCTTCATCTGCGTTATCTATAGTAAATCTATCTAAAACAACCCCTTTTAATCCACGATAAATATTTCTACCTTGGCTAAGATAATATAATATTTTAGAAGAATGAACTACATCTCCTTGTGCATAATTTGCCTGTGTTCCTGCTGGTGCAGAATCGGGACTTATGAACATATAATTGTTGGTTGTAGTCCCCCTAAATATAGGTGGTAACATACATAATGCTAATGTATCATCGTTTCCTCTTTTTAAATTTTCATTATTTGCTAAGTCTTCTTCTGTTGCCCCAGTTAAAGTAATGTTAGTAGGAGTCACTACATTTGCAGTGCCAACATTGTGAACAATACCTACTTGCGCCCCTGCATTATCATACACTTTATCTCTAGGGCTAAAACTCCAATTACCATAAGTTCCAGTTACAGTTATACTCGATGCTGCTCCAGCAGTTATTGCTCCATCTACCAAAGTATCTGTTTCAGTTGGTGATAGAGGGAAATATGCTGAATTTGTAGAAGTTACTGAATTATCTGGTTTGCTAAACACTGCATTTGTTCCAGTTGGATTTTGCTCAATGTCATAATTTTTTAAAGCAAAATTAGTATCTCCAACATATTTACCAGAAAATATTGCCCCTTTAGTTTGTGTTATATCGTTAAATGTAAGTGCATTTCCTTCCTTATGGGCTAATATAGAATCTGCTGTTCCTATGCCACCCAATCTAGGCAACCAATATGCAGCGTTATTTGTAAAATCCGCATCATCTGTAAATCTAAGACAAAATATATTTCCAGTATATTGGGTATCTGAGCCTGTGGGAAATTCCACTGCCGCACTAAATGTTAATTTATTATCAGCAGATGACGTTGCTGAACCATCTGTAGCGACTTTACCTAAAAATTCACCTCTGTCAGTATATATGTATGGCCACCCTCTATCGTTAGTGCTATCATTAAAATCAGTATCAATTTGTGAAGCGGTAACTGCGCTGCCATTTTTTGTAACTGTTGCTACAGTTGTACTATCCCATCCAGTAATAGCGTAATTACCATTAGTTAATCCTAAATTGTTTAATGTTTTTAATGGTAAAAAATTAGGAACTGCTAAAGTGTCAGCATCATCAAATCTTTGTCTATTAGTGATTTCACTTTCATTTATTGGAGATTCTGGGTCAACTACATTAAAGTGCCAATCAAAGGTTAAATCTATCAACCTCATTAAACCAAACCTTTTGATTTGATTCCCAGTAATAGAGGACGATGTTATCGGTACAGTTTCAAAAGATTCATCCGTCATTTCATGTGATGATATAGAACCTACATAATTTTCATGAGTTACTTCTGATGAGATTCTTGCTCCAGAATCGTGTAATACTAGATTGTAATCTGTCAAATCTCTAGCAGAAAAACCTAAATGATTTGGCCTAGACATTGATTCTGGATATAAATCGCTTGCTGCGAAAATATGATAACTTATTCCTTTTGGGTCTATTTTATCTAATACAGTTTGTCCTTGTGTTACTGGATTATGTCTCCAGAATTCTAATGGATTATATTCACTAGTACTACTGGCTGATAGTGTTTTACTATCAGTAGAAGTAACAGCAGTAACTTGTTCAAATCCCCAAGGCCCACCAAGATTAGAATATTGACTACCATATGACATAGTTGAACTTGTCATTAATTTTGGAAGTTTATCAAGTAATTGTTTGGTTTCGTTTCTTATTGGCTCGGATATAGTATTACTACCATATACTGGGCCGACTCCTCTAGTTTCTAAACTACCTATCTTCTTTTGATTACTATAAGCAGTATCATAATAATCGTAATCATAAGGGTACAATTTTGCACCCATTTGGACATCATTGGTAGCAGATGTTCTTCCGTTTATTCTTTGGCTAGATTTATATGAACTAGCATAAGCATGAATATTACCAACATCTCTACCATTATATTCTATGAATTTTTCACCGACTCTAATATCTCTTGCTGCCCTATATAAACCACCTTTTTTAGATTTCTGTAAATCAACATAGCGATATATTGGTTTACCAAATCTAAAATTAGTTCCAGTTACAGTTATGATTAAAGATGTAGTCCATTCGGCATAATTGACTGCCCCATTTATTAATGGTTTTCTACTGTTACCTAAGACTGGATTAACTGCTTGTAATATGCCACCATCATTTAACCCTTGAGTGTTTATAAAATATAAACCATGATTGTGTTGTGTAGAAACATAGAGTTGTTCATTTTCTGCTAAACTAACCCCATCTGGAAGTTTAGACTCTAACAAAATATCCCATTCTGTCGGGGTTTGTGCGCCAGCCCTTGCTCTAATCTTGTAAACGATTCCAACAAAAGTACCATCACTTTTGTAAATAGGATTGCCTTCACCTATGTTTGTATTAGCACTTCCTGTATCTACAGTAATTTCATTTCTATGACCTGCACTGTAAGTTGAACCATCAAAATAAGTTTGAGAATTATCATCATCACTAGCAGCATCTATTTGTGTAGTAGTTACCGTCACTGTTTCAAACCTAACATCTTCTACATTTCTATCAACTCTTGCTAAAATAGCAGGACAATTAGGGGCGAGTTCAATTATTGCTTCACCTTCACCACTTTCAATACTTACTATATTATAATGAGAAAGAGAATTAATTGTGTTTACTGCTTTATTTCTAGCATTAGCAAAAAAACCAACATCAGTATCACCAATATCTCTAACGTTATCTAAGTAATATCCTCTAGCCCTACCGTCAGAATCATCACTAGTATTAGCCAATAGTTTACCTTCTTTAGATGTGACTAAGTTAGAACTTGATGAAAATGTTAATTTTTTACCACTAGTAAAGAAAAACCCTTTATTGGATGCCCCTTTTAACGAAGTTGGAGTATTTGTTAGTGTAGGATGAGATTGAATTGCTTTTCCAAAATAAACACTATTAGTATGATTTGAATTATATATGTTGATAGATGATTTATACAAGGTTTGATTTCTTGCACTGTATGCGACTGAACCATCATCTAAAGTTATTGTATTACTAGAAATATTAGAAACTACCCCTATAAAATTATAATCTCCAGCACTGCTAGTAAATACTAAATCTCCTGTACTTAATACGCTACCATCACTTACAGTAAATGATGTATCACCGATAAAAATTTCACCATCAGAATCATTAGTTAACGCAGTCCCAGTATCTTGAATTTCATAATATGGCCCAAGTGTAGAGTAAACCCAATCCTCTGAAAAAGTATAATTTTTATTAAGCACTGGCCCTAACAATTTAGATACATCACTTCTACCAGTAATCATAAGTTTGTGCATTCCAAATTGTATTTTTTCTTCTATTGTTTCTACACTACCTTTGAACATTACTTTTTCTACAATATACGCACCAGCAAAATAATCTAGAATAGAACCCGTTTTCTTATTAGTATCTACTAGATTTACAGATGCTTGATGTGTAGTACTTCCAGCAACATTTGTTAAAGTATCAATTGGAAAGTATGCTTGAGTTATACCATTAATAGTTAATCCAGTAGTGGGTGAAAAATCTCTATCAAAATCTTGTATTTTTACGTATTGATTTTTAGAATCTCCATATTTTATTTTTATGGTTTGACCAGATAAACTATCATCTCCAGCCAATGTCAATTCTAACCCGTTGATTCTAGATTCTGCAAAAGATGTAAGTGCTGTACTATTGTATGAAAGAGTATCAGTCCCAATAACTATATCGGCAGACATAGGTAAAGAATCATAAGTTATCTCAGTATCTATTGGAAAATCTACCATAAGAGTAGAAGTTAGTTTTGACCAAGTTCTTCTAAATGCTTTAGCAGAAGTTAAATTTTCTCTAAGCCCACCAGAAGAAAACCCAGACTCATCTGATTCTCTATAATGTGAGATAGTAACTTGTTGTGAGCCGTTAGATGGCGCACCAACCGCACTTATTTTGTAACGGTTAGTATTTATTCTAATAGTTTCAAAAGAACTACCAGATACTAGAAGTGTCCTTAAATCTTGACCTTCTTCTAAATCATCAAAAACGAGAATAGTATCTCCAGAGGACTGTGAAGTAATTGTACCAAATAACCTAGACATTTCTAAATAACTAATATTACCAGATGCAACGACTTGTTTAAGTTCTATGGGGTCATTTGCATTTATCTTTTTAGCCATAATATTATGGGCATCTAAAATTTCTATTTCTGCATATGAACCAGCAGAGGTTATAGAATTAGATAATTTGACATCAGAAACTCTAGGTATTTTTTCATTTTTTATTGGGCTGTCATCGTAATGTAAATATCGTAACGGGCCATCAGTTAGAAAATGGCCTTTTTTTCCACTTCTCTCTCTATTGATATTAAGAAACATATTTGACCAAAGGTTTATGATTGCAGAAAAACTTTGATTGTAATCACCAGCAGTTGTACCAAAAGGAGTTCCATCTCCACCATTATCATCTAAATATCTTCTGTATTGCGTTGGTTGGCCACTACTAGCAAAACCAGTACCACCTGTCCCCCCACTACCTGTTACTGCAAAAGTCGGCTCATCTGCCGCTCTAAGATTGTCTACTAATAATCCATGATGATTAAATCTACCTGTGTCTGAAACAAAATTACCATATTCGGATTCAGTAGAAAATATACTTAAATCATGATACATTGTATTATTATAAGTAGAACCATCATGTCTATTGATAGTTCTTCTTATTCCATACTTTGTATTATTATTTAATTGGTTCTTGTTATCTACCCTATCATTGTAAAAATAAAATTTAGGAGAACTAACATAACAATATTCTATATGTTTTTGAAGAGTGATGTCATCTGAACCGTCATCATCAGTATCAAAACTAGCAGTACCATGCAGTAAACCATAAGCAACTGCTACCACATCTGTTCTTGTTTTTAGTGGCCCTTTATAAATTGCAAACTTTGTCCCTTTGGGAACGTCTGTAGGCATAGGAGGGTCGAATTCAAGATAAGAGTAGATGCTTGTATCGCTTTCTTCTGAATTAACAGAAGTAATTTTTGCCATATGGTGTAAGTTTTCATCATCTGCGTGAAGTATAACAAAATAATCATTTGTCGACATCCCAGAATTAACTGCTGATAATTCTTGTCCTAATACTTCTTGTTTATCAAATACATGAAGTCTATATGATTCTGTTCTACTTAAATTAGATAAATAATCAGAATGAACATCCACTGTACTAGTTCTTCTCAAATTTTCATTATTTGCTAACGCCACTAAATTATTTGTAGCCCCACCAGAACCATCATCAAAATATATTCTATGTCCACCAGAAATAGTTACTATATTTCTTACTGTGCCAACTAATGCGCCAGCATCGTCAAAAATGCTATCTCCTAATTTGAATACTAGATTAGGGTCTATTGTATCAACATCTACATATCCTTGAGAATCTGCACTTATTGCCCCATCTACTAATACACCAGTATCAGTATTTGGATATAATCTGTTCACTACAGCAGATAAAGTAGTATCTGTTGAGCCATCTGAATAAGACACCCCATATACGCTACTTGTATTGCCAGCACCAGTTGGATTAGTTGGACTATTATAAATTTCATAACAAACCAGTTTATATGTTGCATCGTTAAATGTTCCCGCTCCAGCAGCAGTTTTCAAAAGAGGATTAGTAGGAACAGAAGATTGGATGGTAGTTCCTGTTGGTGTAGACATAGGAGTAGAACCTGTCCCCATGACAAAAAAATCTAATGACATTACAAGTTCGCCTCCTCAAACCTATAATATAATAGTGCTGACCTAAAACTAGGGGCCAAAGTCTCTAATGTATCAAAATTACTTTTAGCATCTGATAATATAGCAAACTCGTGCAACTCCCCCATAAATTGTGTAGGTGTCCCGAATTGATAACCAGTTGGGCCAATGGTATTGTTAAGATTACCTAATCCACTTGCAGGGACTTGACCAATGTAACTATCTGCTTGCTCAAAAGTAAATGCACCAACAACATCTATGTTCCCAGATTCTTTTAGTTCTCCATTTACATAAATAGATAAATGCTTAGTGAGGTCATTGTAAACTGCTGCTATGTGATAAGAGTTAAACATGTAAAATGCTTCTTTGTAAGCATCAGTATAAAGAACTGCTCCATCAGATAATGAATTAGATTGGCTCATAGTAATAGTAGTACCACTTATACCAGTTACAGTGCCAATAGAAGTAAATGTAGTCCCGCTCAAAGTGTATAATCTTTGGCCTTTGTAAACTCTATATTGTGTAGTGGCAGTAAAATTAGCAGCACTTGATGTAGCCCCGTTTACAGTAGTTCCTGTTTTTCTGTATCTTGCTCTATTATCTCCCTCATAGGCATTATCATTATATGTTGTAGTTGGATATTCTCTTTGTGTCGATGTTCCTGTATGGTAAGTATTGGCAGATATAACATTATTTGAGGTTGTTAATGATTTAGTAGTGCCGTTATTATGAACTTGAAATTTCACTTGATATTCTGCGGGTTGATTTGTATTATGGTTTGTGTTGTTAACTAAACTCAGACTAACATTTCCATTATAAAATAATGTCATTTCTTGGAGATAACGTAGTTCAACCCCACCTACTTGTATTGTCCCAGTGCCAGCATGAGAAGGGGAATATACAAAGTCTTCAAAATTACGGGGAGTGCCATCACAATTAGAGGGCATTGTTCTTCTGCTTGATAGAACTCCAGCATCACCTACTGGAGAGTTAATAGTATCATCTTGTAATTCAAAATCAAAACCCCACCCATTTATTTCATATGGGGTAATAATAGTTTCAATTGTAAAACTACCTTCGTGTCCGAATAAACCATAGCCTTCTCCAGAAACTTGTGGAATTTTTATATGTCCGTTGCACATTACAGGAAAGACTAGTGCTTTCCTATTAGACACGTACATATTCATAGGCATAGTAATCACCCAAGAGGAACAGTTGCTACCTCAAATTCTAAATTAAATTCAACGTGTGGTTGCCCACCAACTAATGTAGTTCCAAAATTTCTAATGAATCCTTTTATTCCTTCTGCTGGACTGTCACTGGATGAACTAAATGGGTCTGGGTAAGGAGAATGACCTATAGTAAAATCGTTATCTAATTTATGGTTTTTACCTTTGTGTCTTGAACCAAAATTAAAAGGAACCATCTTTGCACTGTCTACATTTCTAGTTGCTGCTGTTGCTATAGTATCATTATGATACAGCCAATATTTAGATACAAATGATGGATATAAAATAATCAACTCGTTAAGATTTTGTTGTCTTTGAACAATAGAAGAATCAACATAAGAATGAATCATTTGAGCAACTTCGTGTGCTGTCATCTCTACATCAATAACATCAAACCCATTAGATTGGCTAAATTCATTCGGTGAAGTCCCACTATAAGTACTAGATGTTCTGTCTAGAGTAGTATCACTTAATGCCCCTGCGCCATCTATAGCATTCAAAGGATATGCTTTTTGAATACTTTGATTGGTAATAACTCCATCAATAGAAATACTTTTTTGCGTCATACCTAAATCTATACCTAAGTTTGTAGATTCACCTTTTGATATACCCGAAAAAGGTATAGGAAAAGAAGGAACTTGTTTTGTAGTTGTTATGTTAATATTTTCTGCCTTTAATGCTATTCTATTTTGCATAGAAGCACCAGTAGCAGATATTACATCGCTATCTAATAATTGTGTTGGTTCTCTATTAGCCAATTGTAAAAAAACATGATGGCCACTTAATCCTGTATTTGGACTTGCAAAACTCATAATCTCACTCCCGTACTTGTACTCCTATTCATTTCTCTACTTACCATTTGCCCTACTCTCCTAGCAATATCTCTAAGTTCATTTTCACTTGCACCAAGACGGCCATTGACATGAACATGAATTGTGTTACCACCACCATTGGGTGTAACAGCAGAACCCTTGGGTAAATTAACTATCTCTGGCCCACGTTCACCAACCAAGAATGCACCAGATTTAGTTACTATTCCACCTGTGGCCAGCCCCACAATATTTCTACTTCCAGTCGCTATTGATTGCCCTGCTGATATATATGATTTGCCAGATTCCTCCAAGCCCTCCTTCGCTTTAAACAAACGACCAGTAACAGCCATTACTACAGCACCTATACCTTGACCGATACCAAACAATATTTGAGTGATACCTATCACTATTTGAGAAAGACCTAATATAATTCTACCTATGGTCATGATTGATGCAAAAGCAGACATTGCTTTTTTATAACCCTCACTATTTTTATTTAAACCTGCTTCTTGCAAAGAGGCAGCAAATCTAACTTTTAATTTTTCAAAGAAAGAACTAAAGTCAAATGTACTAAACCACTTGATAAACATTGAAAAAGTATTTAATAAAAACGCAAATACCTTTGGTAAAAAATCAGCAAGTCTAGGTATTATCTCGTTTATAGCAAAAGCGACTAAATTTGCTAATCCTGTTAAAATAAAATCACCAAATATACTTAATACTTCATCAAAAGTTTTTAGAGGGTCTGCTAATGCTTTGAATAACTTAACACCTGCCTCTACTACTGGCTTTAAATAAGAATCATAAAACTCTATTAATGTATTTTTTAATTGTTCAACTCTTCTTTTTAATTTAGCAGTGTCTTTAAATGCATTCATCAATGGTTTTCTAAACAGATAAATTGCTGCAATAATTAACCCAAACCCAATTAATCCCACAATAACTAATTTTGCTAACCCTCTAAAAACTAAACTTATTGTCCTAGAAGGTAGACTGGCTAAAAAGTTAAATGCTCTTTTTTGAAGTGTGGCTACTTTTATATTTATTTCTGCTGCCCTTTGTTGTATTTTTTGAAATGGAGTTTTAATCAATCCAAAATTTGCTTTTCCTTTTTCATTGATAAGCCCTACTTCTCTTGCTGTGTCTGTAGTCTTTTTCATTCGGCCAAGAACCTTTCCTGCTTTTTCTAGTTGCCCAGTATCTCTAAGTCTAATGTATCTCTTTTCTAAAAACTTCATCTCTTCTTTATACGTTTTGAATAATTTACCTTTACCACCTACTTCTTTCGCAAGTAATTCTAATTTTTCTTTTTGTGCTTTGTTTTCTTCTAACGCAATCATTCTTAAAGCGTGTTGTCTACCATATAATACTTTTAAAATAGCAGCACTTTCTTTGAGTGTTTTGACTTGTTTTTCTTGAACTTTATTATTTTCTTTTGTTTTTCCCATAAAAAACGCAACGGTATCTGTTAAACCTTTAAGTCTAAACATAGCATTTCCGATGGGGCCACCTAACCTCATCATTCCTTGATATAACGTGCCTTCACCAAAACCAGCAAGTCCTTTTCTAGCATCTTTTGCCGCAGACTCTACTTCTCTAAGGCCATCTCTCAAGCCAGTTATTGCGTCCCTATCTAATGCCAGATTTCTTCACCGCCTTGTCTATTTCTTTCGCTTTCATCGCTTCGACATTTGTGTGGATGAGTAGCATATCCATAAAGAGTTCTGATGGCATCTTGTACACCTCAAGGGGACTTATCCCCAATCCTTTTGCAAGGGTATATACCATTATTCTGGATGACAGCCTAGCATCAACAGGTCTTCCTTGTAAAGCCTGTTCGATTACTCGTTTTTTTGGTCATCCCCCTGTATCATATCTTGCATAGGATTAGGGAGTATTTCTTTTAATTGATTTCCGATATAAGGACTTAATCTTATATAGTCTATCTTTGATAATTCTGGTTCAGTTTTTTCTATGAAATTTTCGACCATAAACTTATACATTGCGTTAAGGTCTAAATTCATTTCACCTGTTTTGGCATCTAATTTCATAACAGAGTTCATGGCTTGTTCTACTTGTAACCATGTTGGCTCTTTTACCCATACCTTCAGATATTCGTCCGAATCGGGGGCGACTCGGATATAATGCTCTCTTGCTTGGCCAGCAAATAACGCTGACTTGTTCGTTACTAATTTTTCCATTTTTTTCACCTTTTACTTACTTACATTGTTTGGTGTGAATATAATACATTGAACCATTCTGATTTGGCTATTGTTTGAATACTGGTTGGTTGAGCAGAAAAAGGACGTCTTGGTGGTGGGCCTGTTCTTGTTCCTGCTGGTGGTCTACCTGCTACTGGTCGTATAATCTCTCTACCATGTAGTTTACCTTTGTTTTGTTCTGCTTGTAATTGTGCTTCTAATGCTTCAAGTCTTGGTCGTGCAGCAGGATTACCAGCAACTTCCGCTTTCATTTGTTGTATCTGATTTTTTAAATTTTGAATAACTTGTGGGTCTGGTCGAGCAGCCAAATTTACTTCAGTAGGTGATGGGACATTTGCTTGTGCGCCTCTTGGTTGATTGGGACTAGGTGTTACCATTTGCCCTAATCTTTGTTTGATTCCTCCTGCCGCAGCACCCACACCACCTAAAACACCTTTTGCCCCTCTTAATGCTAATTTACCTGCTCCTGCTGCTGCCCGTCTTCCTAAACTTTGTCCTGCTGCACCGAATGCTACTTGATTTTGAGATGAGGCTTGATTATTTATATTCCTAATTTGTGCTGGAGTCATACCAGATTGTTGAAGGTATGTTACTTCTTCTCTACTTAAATTTCTAAATTGAGGGTGTGGGTTTTCTTTTGCTTGAGCGTGAAGTCGATTACCTTGTTCTGGTGATAAATCGACAGTCATTGTACCTGCCATTCCTTGTACTGCTTGTTGTGGTGTGGGCTTTCCTTGACGTTGCCGTTGTTGCATTCGTTGTCTCTCTGCTGCTGTCGGTGGGCCTTGTCTTCTGTTTAGTCGCCGCCGCCGTTGCTGATACTGTTGCCGCTCTTCTGCTGTCGGTGGTCTTCGAGTTTGAGGATTGGCTGGTTGAGCAGGTGGAAGCCCTACGTCCAACGTACCTTGTTGCTTAAGAATATCAAACCATTCACTCATTTTCTTCAACTACTGTTTCTTCTTTTTTCTTTCTAGACTTGCGTTGTTTCTTTGGCTTAGGAGGATTTTTCTTAGCCTCTAATGCCTCTAGTTTATTTTTCGCTTCTCTACGATAAGGATATGCATCTATTGATTTTTCCATTTTAATCACCCTTGTAATAACCAGTGCGTCTTCACCGTACATGTATTCAAAGTTCTTGGCATAATTACAGCATCTACAATAAATGGGCTGTTATCTTCTGGTATTGGGAAGTTAGCCGTACTAACAAAATAATCTGTGAATTTAAGTGTGATGTTTTCACCGTTTTCTTTAGTAAATGTTAACTCAATCATTTGCCCACTTGTGCTTGGGTTTTCTGCTTCATTTAATAATTGGTCAAACAATAATGAGTCTGTAACTAAACCACTTAATGAAATTTCATACATTCTTTGTGCTGGTAAAATTGATTTTGAACCTTTCTTATAATTACCGACAAATCTTTTTTCTTGTAAGTTATTGTTTATTGTTAATGTAAAGTTTGATATTTTCAAAAACTGTTGACCGAATATACTTAAACTGCCATCATGGAAAAAGAATGGTTTTAGAAACCCCTCAAAAGAGTTGTTTGCCCCACCTATCGCTGAACCGAAATTAATTAAATCTCTTTCATCAGTTACTCCTCTCCTAGCAAAATAAGAAGCAGCCTCAGAAGATGTATCATTACTTTGAGGTTTAACAATTTGTTTGGTCATCAAGTCCATACTCATTTTAAGTTCTTCACCCTCATTAGCCATTAGAGTTAAAGTGTTAACCATATTACCTGTTGCTATTCTTGAAAATACTTCATCACTTACTCTCAAAGTAGTTGTTGTGCCATCATTAGCAGTAGTTGAATATGTTTGGTCTGAACCATCAGACAATAAAGATTGTGTAGGTGAACCTTTTTCAATTACGTGTTCTAATGTGAATGAAGGTAATTCACTACCATTGGCTTCCCCAAAAGTATAAGTTATTGCATTTGTAATGATTCCAGAACTATTTTCTTCTGGTTCTGTTAATTCTTCCATTTGATTTTGTGCGCCACTTCCAGAAAAATCTCCTTTAGTTATTGGTGGGCAAACAGTATCTCCTATCTTTCTGTAAAATATTGGCCCTTGTTCTAAAAACGCAGTGTTATCTCCTGTGCTACCAGTGTCTAGTAAGAAAGCATTAGTGCCACTATTTGAACCTACAAAATTATCGGTCAAATGGTTGTTGCTTGATGGTGTAAAACTAGCATTAACATTTGTACATTTACCTAATGCATAATATAACCACGTTCCTTGATTAGCACTAACTTCAAAAGACCCTCCTGCTGCATTTTCCATTCCTTTAAATTGAAAAGTAAAATTTCTACTTCCTCCAAGAGCAAGATTCTTTTGTAACATTTCTATTTCTGGATTAGGAAAAGTAATCGTGTTTACGATTCCCAACCAATTATCTGCGAGTAACGTAGGTTGACCTTGACCGCCAGCATCACTTGTTTTAGGGCCAACTACTGGAGTGCCGAATTTCCTTATGATAACATAAGAATTAGCACCTAAACTAGAAGATTGAAAAGTTTCATTGAAATAAATACGTTCTGAGTCATTTCCAGAAATAACTCTACTTAAAATTAAATTATTACTGCTATCATAAAAATCAGCAATACACCCTGTATATAAATCTTCAACTAATAAATAATGGGCTTTAAAAGCAGCACCAGCACCGCCTGTTTGTGACATAAAATCATCTGTGTCTAAGAAAAAACTGCCCTTAGTTGCATCCCCACTAGCAGCAGAAAGACTAGCACTGCCACCAAAAAGGTCAACAGTTGCATCCATTCCAGCCGCTCTATATCCTAAAAATAAATCACTCTCTGGGACTAATGTTACTGATGCACCAGACCCCATCCATACTTCACTATTCGTTACCATTTCTTTTCACCTACATACTTACTTACGGTAAGGCCACTGCATACTTTTGTAATTCTATCTGAACTTTGTACCCAAACAGCCTTTTGGCTCGGTCATTCGACTCCGTTCTACCCCTTAAATATATAAGGTCGAAAGAATTAGAATCTCCACTAACTGTCACCTTCGCTCCTTTGCGATTCGCTTCAAGTCTATGACGGACAATTTTATACAAATTTTCTAGTCTATCTCTAGCAAAATTGGCATCACTTGCCCCTCTATCGTCTTGTATTGTGCGAATATGTAATGTTAATGTGTAGATTTCATTCCTAATATCATAGGCTACTGTAGGATAATTTATTGTCTGAGAATCCTCAAAAACTACTATGAGGTCAGAAGAAGATTCTCCAGCAGCCGCAGTAGATAAATCATAAGCCCTACCTTTGTTTTTTGTCATGTTGCGAATGTCTATAATTGTTGGAGTTACTTGATGTGCAGCAGGTATAGATAATGAAGAAATTGAACCTGCCCATGTATTGGTTCCACCATATTGGCTAGTAGCAATATTAGTACCTTTTAACAACTCAACAACATAGGTTACTTCATCCATAATATCACTTTAATTTTCTTGCATCTTTAGCCCATAAATCTAACGCCTCAGATAGTATATCTTCTTGACTTAATCTTCTAGCAAATGCGCCAAACCCTGCCTCAGCAAACATAGCCTCTAAATCTTGTACATCTTTCATGTATTGTTTCAAAGACTTCAATCTACCAACACCACCGTACTCTTGTATGCATTCAATGTTTCATTTGCTTCTAAAGTTAATAAATCATATTTCTCTCTAGGAGTTATTTGATTACCACTTTCACCAATCAACACTGTTGAATCATCATGACGCAATATTTCACAACACGCTAATTTTGTTGCGGCTTCTGCAATACTTGCTGGCACTCTTTGATTACCTGCGATATAAGTTGCCCTTATTGAATTAGATAATGAATATGGGAATTGTTTTCTAAAGAAGATTCTTCCTTCATGTCCTATTGTCCAGAAGTTACTTAATCTTCCCAACTCTTCTTTATCTGTAAAGCCTGTAACTGTTATACCATGTGCGTTTAGTGTAGATGAACTACCATTAAGATAAATTGAACAATTAGCCCCATCATCACTAGGCAATAGAGATGATATTATTACCTTGTTATTATTTTCAGAATCTAGTGTTGCATAGAAAAAGTCTGACACTTGTTTAGCACCTGTACTATCAGTTTGTGCTTTTGCTTGAGTTGCACCAGTTAGTGTAGATGTGTTAGCAGGGAATGTTTCATTGATTAGTGCTACAAGTTCTTCTGCCGCAGTTTGATTACCATAAGTTGAGTCAAATCTAGAATCTGTAGTTCCTGCTAATAGATTAAACACTAAACCACTGTTAGGTAATTTAAGATTGATTTGTGTTGTATTACTTTGGATAGCAGTAAAATCATCAAAGTTAACTGTGGCTGTAGCAGATGCTAAATCTAAATAATTATTTCCTTGATAGATTTCTAATCTTATGAGTTTACGAATATGTGGATTATCTAACTGAACAAACCCTACATAATCTACAAAATCAGTAGGTATTGCAACTACATTGCTTGTGAATGAAAAGTTGTGGTACTCATCTCTATAAATTATAGGTCGCCAAGATGTTCCTGTGATACTATCTATCCTATCTTCTACATTTCTTATTATCGTACCTACTTCTGCTGAGGTAGGATTAGTTGAAGAACTGAAAGCAGGTATTTGTAACATTGCTGCTATGAGAGTATCTGTTGTATAATAGCCATCTCCATTATTATAATTAGGGGCTATTGCTGTCCTATCAGATGGTGATATGTATTTCATGCAGTGGCCTCCTCAATGTATCGCTTTAATGATTCCATATTATTTTTTAAATGTTTCCACAAATCATTTTTGATTTGTAAATCATCAGTTTTTATATCTCTCCCCACATTATCTAACGAAGAAGGTTTATCTGGAGAAAGCAATTCTTCTATAGTAGGCTCTCTTCTTGTTTCTCCTCTAGTTGGCTGGTAAGTTACTAATTCTTCTAGAGGAATTGCTTTGATTGTTGCTTTACCTAATAAGTCATTTTCTTTAATTTCTATTTTTATATCATAAGTAAAAATTATGAACGGGTTTAATAAGTAATCAGAATTACTTACAGTGCCAACTTTATCCTTCCAAAACTTATCTTCTAATTCATTAAACCAATCAACACCATCAAAAAAAGCCTCTAAAATTTTTCGTTTTTTTGCCTTACTATCTTCACCTTGCAATTGCTCTTTTATTTTTTTTGCAAATCCTTTTCTACTATCAAATTTAACAGATGCTAATTCTTGTGGTTCTTTATAACTTCTACCCCACTTTATAGGGAATTCTTTACCTAGCATTTCTTCTAATTGTTCCTGTAAAAATGTTTTAGTAGATGGTTCTGGTAACGCAGTATAAGAAAAAATATTGTCTTTAAATTGTACATTAGAATTTTGATATTCCATTTTTCTCCATAGGCTTTCTTCTCGTTTTATTCTAAAATCCATAGGTGTTCTTTCTAAGAACGTTTCTGTTAATCGAGTCCTAAGACCTGTGAATTCTGACTTTGGAGTATTTATATTTTTAAATGTCCAATCCTTTAATGCCTCGTCTACAAAATTAATATCTAAATTTAATTTCTTTTTACCATCCTCATTTGATTCAGTTCTTTTTTGCACTGCTGTATCTATTCTTTCATTTTCTAATTTTGTAAACGCTTCTTTTAGATATTCTTTGGTTCGTTCTAAATTAGGATTTTCTTTTTCTGAAAATCTTTCTTCAATGTCAGCCATATAAGCAGGTAATAAATTGCAAATAATTTCTCCCTTGTCATAACATCCTATGAGCCAATCTAAAAGATGTTCTTTAATATCATCCACATTTAAATTACTTTCAGCAAAATCCCCTTTGTCGGGAAAAGGCATTTTGATTTTTGTATCACTCATGCTAACCACTTGGCCCATGCAGCCGCTTTACCAATTCCTTGCATAGCCGCACGACCAATACCTAATCCACTAGATGGGGCAGTATATGATACCTGTCCAGTGTTAGGGTCTAACCAGTATGGATTACCATAGTTATCATAACCTGCTGGTGGTACAGGATAACCAGATTGGTTGTTTTGTTGCATAGCCAATTGCTGATTGATTTGTCCACCCATCGGTTGACCATTTATTTGGCCTTGCATCATCCCGTTATTTGCGGGCATACCTTGACCTGCTGGCGAGGCAGGACTTTGTGGGTTAAATCCTTGAGATTCTAAATAACTGTTTTTTGCTAACCTTCTTTGGTTTACTACTTCCATGTTTAGAGAAGCGGCAAGGATGGCTTGAATATCTAGTTCGATATTTTCTTGTGTAATCCGTTCATATTCCTTTAGACAATATTCATTTAGCCTCATTGTGCCACTTGCATTATCTACTGTAAATTCTATTTTAGATAACATTTCACTCATGACTCTTTCTACAATATCCTCTAAAAATTTCTCAATGCCTAAAAAAAACTCATGGCCATGATATTGCAAAAATTCTTCTACATGATTGTCTTGCAATGTTAATAAATTATTCATTGCTTTGAAGGTATTTGTCTGTTGACCTTGTAATGCTGTATTTAATGTACTACTCCTCACCATTGTCTATCACTCCTACTAAATTTTCTATTTGTTTTAGTTTGCCTTGTATCTCCGACATTAATCTAACGTATTGTTCTTTCGGAATCTCCCTCGTACCTTTTGGCGGCTCTATTAACCACCCTGCTGCTATTAGACTTGAAACTTGTGCTTGATTTAAGTCGGTCAGTGGCCCTTGTGATAGCATTGGGATTCTCGGCTTAGGAATATATCTTTTAAATTCTAAACCATGTTTGTCAGCCAAAACTTCATCTTGAAGCATTTCAAATTGTTTATACATGTTAGCGTGTCTAGGGCAATAAGTTCCTTGAAGCGGTCTTCCCTTGGTTACTTCTGATAATATGATACCAGCCCTTAATGGGTCAGATGCATCCCATTCGTGGAACGAACCACACACTAAACATCTATTACGAATGTTGTATTTATAACCAAACTTAAGAAACAAAAATTTTCTTTTTTCTGGTAACAAAACTTTTCTCAATTCTTTTAATTTTTTTTTGGGGGCTGTATTTTCAAATCTGTATTCCATCATCGGCCCTGCTAATCTTGCGATTTTGCTAGGTTTGTCAAATGGATTATGTTGTGTACTTCCTCCAATCAATCCTGCATTATAATTTCCCTGCATCATTTTCATCATCTCAATAGTCTTTTATCATTGTCATTACTCCACGATATACCATTTCTGGGTCGGACTTTGCGCTCACGATGTACTTGTGAGTAGGTATTCCTTTATCATGTAATCGCTGCATACCGTATTTAAATGACTGAAATATAGGGTGGTCTTCTATTGGCCCTTCATGATTATGTTTTTTCCCCCACTTATCATATTTGTTTGCCCACAAACCTACTGCTTTGGGGAATTGTTTTTTCTTTTTACGTTTTTTGCCTATATACCAGTAATCGTCACAAACTAAATCTACAAGATAAGACCAAGCCAATTGGTTTTCTAAATTGTAAGTTTGTTCTAAATGTCTATCATCAATCATGAAAATAATATAATCTACTTTTCTTTCTTTCATATCTTTTTTCCATAAATCCCAATACTTTGATTCCCCACCTATATCGGCAGTTTTTAAAGTTCTAGCATCACCATCTATCTTAACAGATTTTCTAGTGGCTCTTTGTAAACCAACTGTTCTCTTTTTAATATCAGCAACTTCGCCTCTTGTTCTTAATTGATTGTGTAATGTTGTTTTACCAACTCTTGTAGCACCATATACACCAAAAGGTATAGTGTTTAATTTATGATATATTCCTAAAGCAATATCAGCAGCAACTACAGCAAATCCAGCCATCAATGACATTAATGACCACCGAACCAACTCCACACCATTTCATATAAATTAATACCAAGTACGCCAATCATATGACCTAATAAGAAAGTAGCAACACTGGCAGTTACTCCCCAAAACCATGCTCTCATCTTGATAAAAAATAAATCAGCAGAATGCGCCCTACTCATATCATAGGCTACTTGTTCGTTGCCAGTAATTGATGGGAGAAAAGGCATCTAACACACCTACTGCTCTATTGATGCTAGGAATGTGTTTGGAACCTCATTATCTTGATTGACTTGTTTTTGTGGAGGTACATAGTTTACTCCATAATTATTCATAGACTCTCTAATCTTTTGTTTTTGTTGGGTTTCTCTTTGTTTCTTTTCCCAATAAACTTTAATCTTACGGTCTAATAACCATAGTTCCATTCTATCATTAACTGCTAAATCAAAACATGCTTTTAATCCCATGATTCCTCCAACTGTTAAAAACCCAAATAGTACTGCGTGTGCAAAATTTGTAAATGGTAATTCTGCACCATACGCACTATAAAAATATACATTCGTTCCAGATACCGCTCCTACAAACAATATCGTCATTACAAGCCTTGTGTCTTTGTCCATTGCTGCCATCTTATACACCTCTCAGTAAAAGTTAATGAACATATTAACTGCTCCACTAACTTTTTTGAAGTAAATACCATTAGTAACCATAACGCCATGTAAATCTATGTCTATCTTGTCACCAGAAGTTAACCCTACTCTTGCTATTTCAGCACCACTTGCCGCAGTATTATCATATATTGCAATCTCTGCTGTGCTGCCAGCAGACTCTTGTACAAAGAAACTAGCAACTCTAGCACTACCTGTTAATACTAAAGTATCTGCTGTTAATTTTCCACTACTTCTACATGCTGGCATAGTATCTCCTCATTTACCCCAAAATACACCTGTCTATTAATAATATCGGTCAAAGATTTTCTTGTTCAAACCTTTCATTAAGTAGTGTATCTCCCCATTTTCCACCAGCCATATCATCATATAACTTTTCGACAGTATTCATTTCTTGAGGTGTATAATCTAAATTCTTTATTAGCAATTCTTTCCCTACTGTTACAGATTTACCTGCATCTTCAAATGCATCAAGAATCATAGCACCTGCTAATATTCTTTTAGATACATCCATAAAGATGTCTAATCGTTCATCAGAGCCTTGCGCTCTGCCTACTGGAACTCTTACTTTGAGTATATCTTCCCAAGACAAAATCATTCCTCAGTAGTTTCTTCTTCCGCAGGTAATACTGCTTCTTTTGCTTTAGTCACTACTGACTTTAATTGCTTGCTTCTTGTTCTCTTAGGTACTAGTTGTTTGATTGCATCATCTTTAGATGTGGCAGTTAATCCTACGAACTTTGCTGCTTTTATTAAACGATATTCGCTTATGTTGGATAAATTATCGCCAGCCTCAAAAGCGACTTTGACACCAGATAAACCCATGAGTTGAATTCCTGTTTCAACATCTATGGATTTAGTTTCTTCTGGCATCAGAGTCATATTTCTAGTTCTGAATCTTCGCCCACTATAGTTGGTAACTTTAACCAAGTAAACCACCTTAGATTAAACCATATACTCTTACTCTTACTGCACAAGTTGGGTCGCCATCATCTGCAACAGTTGCATTAGTACCGTCTAAGTTTGTAAAGATAAGAGCAAGAGAAGTTGCTGATTCATAAGCCCCTGTTGCACTTGTTTCAATTCCAGCAAGTCTAGTGTTTCCACCTTCTGTTCCTGTAATACAAGCAGCAGTGATTGTTTCTAATCCAAACTGGGTAGCAGGGATTACGGCCCCTGCCGCCACATGGGATGTTACATCAATTACTGCATCTACAAAGTACTCATCACCAGATACTCTTGGCCCTGTATGTCCTTTGTGGTCTGCTAATATTGTTACTGTAAACGCTAAAGCCAATCAAATCACCTTACTTTAGGTTGGTGATTTTACCTTGTCCTTTGAAGAAAGAACAGCCTACTTCACCAATAGTTCGGTACATTCCTTGATTCCCTAGTTTACCAATGCCGAATGGGTTTCCATGATTGATACCATCTTCAAAGTATTGAGTTGGTTTTAGTACGGAGTACCATAAGTGGTCAGTGTCTAAGAATAACATATCACTTAATCCTGTTGATAATGATAAGTGGCATGTGCTTGGCATGTCTTTTGCTGGAATTAGTGGGATGTCATAGTATGTTGCAACTCTGAATCCAACTTCTGCACCAGCAACACCTTTTACACCATTATGTGTTGGTACAATGTGTTTAGCATCCATGAATCTTTCTTGGCTTTGCAATAAGTCAGCAATTGCTTGAATTGTATCATATCCAGTCATAATAACTTTAGGACTTGCTCCATTTGTTCTTAGTGTTTGAATTAAATTGTTCATTATTGAAAGTGTTAATACTCTTTGTTCTGCTGCTGCATATCCATCTCCAAGATTAACTACTGCATCCATAAATCCTACTGAGGAACCTAATGCTGTGTCTGCTGCTCTATCTGTGTTACCATATAGTTTAACTGTGTCTACACTGTTAGCACCATCTGCTGCTGCTACTAAATGTTGCGCACCCATTTCATGAACTTCTGCTGAGGAAGAAACGATTTTCATCAATGATGTTAAGTTTCTTTCCATATCTGTGAATGCAACAGTACCGTTAGCGGAACTACCTGCTGCTAATCCAGCATCTAAGTCATATGCTTCTAGAGGCATTACTAACATTTTTGATTGAACTTCTGCATGGAATTTACCCATATCTTCACGAATCAATGCTCTTAAGTCACCGATACCATCATCAATCTTTGCCATTTCAGATGCTAATTCACTGAATTCAAACATGTGAGCAATTGTTTTAGGAGTCATGAATAGTTTTGTGTATTCTGGTGCAACTGGTGTCAAATCACCGTCTGATGCTGCTCCACCTATTCCTGCATTTTCCCTAACACCACCAATTTCATCTGGCATTGGCCTGTCAACTTGTGTTCCACTTCTACCTGCTGTTAAAGCATCACCAGTAGAGTTGTCAGAAAATTCATGTGCTAAACCGAATTTTGCATCTGCTCCACCAAATGGTCTTGCTTTTAGAATTCTCCAACCGCTTGTTGTGTACGGTCTTTTTGGAAGAATTGCTAGTGGGTTTATTTCTTGGTTCAACATTGACCAAACTTTTTGACCATATACTACATTGTATAAATCAGTCATTGCTGGAGATGCTGTTCCGTTTATTCCTATTGCTGCATCGTGTCCAGTTACACCAATTCCTGCTGCACCAACTACTCCAGTACCTTTTAGAATTGAGTTGTTTTGGAAGCCGTATGTAGCCGCTTCTAAATCTCTTATTGTGTTTATTGTTCTTACCATTTTAATCACCTGTTCTCCAAATTATCAATTACTTGATGTAATTCATCCCAACTCATTTTTACAATATCGTCAGTACTTGGAATATTTAAATTACTTACAATTTGTTCTTGTTTTGCAATTACTTGTTGTTTTTCTTCTGTTAATGATTTCTTCAATGATGCAAATTGCTCTCTTAGTTCTGCTACTTCTGCTTTAGCATCGTAGTTTGCTTTTGCAATTGCTTCATCTTCTGCTTTTAATTCAGACTCAAATCTGTCACTAAATGTTTTGGATAGATTTTCGTAAGCCATTGCTTCTAACTTTTCTGCTCTAAATGCTTCATATGCTTTTTCTAAGTTAGCAGCACTCAAATCTAATGTAGGAGGTTGCATTGACCTACGAATACTATCTGGATATGCATCCGCTTGTTCAGACTCTTTTGTTCTACCATTTTCAAAGATGACTTCTCCAGCCTGTGAATAAGTGTTGAGGTCTAATGCTTTTTCAGTATTTTCGTCATCATCATCTTCTTTCTTAGTGGATTCTAGGTCATCATCTTTATCTTTCTTATCGCCTTTGTAAGACATGTCTTCTACATCATCGTCTTCATCATCAGCCATTTCTTTGTCGCCACCATAGCCCATTTTTTCTTCATGCATTCCTTTTTCTTCGTGCATTCCTTTTTCATGGTCTCCATGCATTCCTTTTTCGTTATCTTCTTCTTCCTTGGACAAATTCATGTTCTTTACTAGTTCATTTAATTCGCCAAGTGCTTTTTCTAGTTCATTCATTTTTTTCACCTTATTTTTGTCTTGTTTCAATATGTCAAATTTTGCTTCTGGGTTTATTCCTTTTTCGCAGATTGTTACTTCATGTAGTTCCAATTTACTAATTTCGTTGTATTCCCCCATTTCTTGATTTCTGACTGTTCTTTTTTCTAATGCTTGTCCACCGATACTAAAACTCCTTAATGTTCCTTGTCTTATGTCCCTCGATACTTCCTTTGCTTTTTCTATATCATCCCTTAATTTTATCACTACAAAAAATCCTACATCATCTACTTGTGTTTTATATACTTGTCCTTTTGAATCTCTATATTTGTTTACTACTTCTCCTACTTGAACATTTGAATGGTTGGTCATTACGTTTCTATATTCATTTTGTGCCATGAATTTTTGTACTGCTTCCTCCAACGCTTCGAGAGTTATTAAATCATTTTGTTTGTCTACCATTTCTATTGAAGCATATCCTGCAATTATTAAATCATCTTGTGACTTCAATATATCAAACGTATTTGATTTTGTTGTTACAACTCCTCCTAACACGCTGTCGATTTTCTGTTCTACTATATAAAGAGCAATGTTAAAGGGTTAATTTATTATGTTTATCTTGTCTTATATCCCATATTCCATCGTCAGTATTAGAATCAACTCGTTCTGGTTTAACACTAGTAAATGCTACCCAACTCTTTTTACCATCTATTGGAACTACTCTAAAGTGTAAACGAGTATCGAATTTGTTACCATTGAGAATATATTCGTGATAGCCATGCCTTTGAACTCCTAATTCAACTTCCCCAGAATCAATTAGTTTTTCTTTAGATAATGTTCTAGCAACCTCTGCTCTAAACTTTTTAGATTTACCAAACAAATTGAATATATCATCTTCTGTATCTAACTCTATAATCCATGAAATAGTTTCATCACTTAATTTCATAATAATTTGTATATTTTCATTTTTAGTTAAATACACTTTAAAAGTACCCATTCTATATTCTTCTGGGGTAGAATATTCTTTTCTCAATGGCTCTCCTGTTTCCATGTTCAAATCAAATTTTTGTTTTTCATATATGAGGTGGTCTTGTGATTTATTCTTAAGACTTCTAAACAACTCATTTTTGTTACTGTTAAATACACTTTCGTATATTCTCTTTAGTTCTTTATCTTTATTAAAGAACCTTACAATTGCATTAATATCCATAGGTCTATTAATTCTTTTAATTTCATTTATGATTGCTGTTTCTAAAACTGCCCTATCTTCATCAAGTGCTTTACCTAATTGTTCTCTCCAAACTTCCATGTTCGCTAGAGCGTTCTTAGCCATGAGATTGTCTTCTTGGAAACCATATATTGTAAAACCATCCATATCTGATTTAGTAATAATAGTGGCTTCCCCATGAACATGGTCAGTTATCGTATATCCTTTAGTCAGTGCTTCAATATTATAATTCAAAGATTTCTTAGTATCTTTTGCTAAAAATTCTAAAGTCACTACTTTGTCTGGATGTTCAACTTCGGGAACTTCTATAACCTTAGCAGATTGTAAAGCAAAACCATCTGGTGTTTGCCTAACCTCATCCACTTTAACTCTAACAATATCTCCAACATCTACTCTAATTTTAGTATTAAGGGCTTTACCAACATTTAGATATTTCACACCATTTACTTCTACACCTTCTTCTACTGGCCCTACTCCTACACTATAAGAAAATAAATCTGATTTGGTTTTCTTCATACCTAATACTATCACGTCAATATCTACAAATTTTTTCCACTTGACCCATTTAGGATTTTTTCTATTGGCTAAGAAATAAGTAGAAGTTAAATCTTTCAAAACAACTCCTTCGGCTGTTGGAATTTTGAATATTTCTTTAGAGTATTGTTCTACGTCTTTTATTGAGTCTGCAATCCTCGTATCTTTTTTGGATGGGAATGCTAATTCAATATCTGAATGTTGACTAAAGTTTTGAAACAATACTTTGATTCTTTCTTCTAATGGTGAATCTGTTAAATCTTTATCGTCATGTTGCATGATGTCAAATACATGCGCTCTTAATATTGTGTCTGATTTTTTATTTTTGAAAATTTTAGCAACTACTTCTGCTCGATGTAAAGGGGTATCACCATCAAATAACATAAGTTCAGCATCTAAAATACAATCTGGAAATTTTTTCTCTCTCATCATCTTAACTTGTTCTGGACATTTATCTGTGATGTCTTTTTTGTTAAAAGAATATATTTTTACATTTCCTGCTGATTTATGGATTTGTATTCTCATCCCATCGTATTTTTCTTGAACTACCCACTTTCCAGTAAAACCTCTTAATTCTTGTAAATCATCTATTTCAAAAATACGATACATTGGTTTGTTAGGGACAATAAAAGATAATGATTTTTCTGCTTTCTTTAAATCTAAATCTACTAGATTTTTCATTTGTTCTTTATTGTCTATGATTCTATTTAGTGTGTTAATAGCACCTTTGTATTTAGATTCTAATCTTGATAAATCTTTATCATCGCCATAATGTTCTATAATAAAAGGAATAATTTCTTTTTCTTTTAAATCTAGTCCAGCAAAACCACCAGTGATTTCATCGGGGTCTAAATCTTGATTCTCATATAGTTCTGGTTCTAAAACATCGTCATCGTTTCTTAATGCCCAGTGCAAAAATTTGACATAAACATGTTCATCTGATAAAAGAGCGTCAACAACTTCTTCTCCGAATTCTTCAATAAACGGGTCTTTAGTAATTTTAGAATAGCGTAGTTTTTTAATTGCTGCAAAAATTCTACCTGCTTCGTGTGACTCTGGATTTTTAGCCTCGTCTGAGAACAATTCTTTTTCATTCAATGTTCTTTTAATTAATGCTGCAAAGTTGCTAGTGTCATCATGTAAATCTTTTAGTTCATCTATAACAGATGTCCAACGCTCGGCATAATGTTTAGGGTCATCTTTTCCTAGTAAGTAACCAATTCTAACCTTTTCAAATAAGGTGCGAACTAATCTAGCAGGGTCGCTTTCTTTTTGGAAAAGTAATTGAGGCACATTACATCACCTTTCTAATCGTATACTGACTTTTCCTTGACTAATAAACACACTAGGGTAGCCTAATTTTTTAGTATATAATCCCTCTATTTTCTTTTCTGCTGTTTCTAATGACATACCCAATTCTTTAGGGTCAATTGTTACATATGATTCATCTTCATTAGAAGCCTCTACAATTTTTGGGTCAATTACTTTTTCAAATAATTCTTCTAAAGCCCTTCCTTCTAAATTATCATTTTTTCCTTCTGCGTCCTCTCTTGCCCTTGTTGGATTAAATATAGGTGGGGCTTTACTAATCATATCTTTAATTTGATTAATTTTAGACACAACTTGTTTGCTAACGTCAACTGTGGTCACATCTAAATTAGAATAAGTTTTACCATCCATTGGTGTGGTTCTACTTTGATTGGATTTACCATCCTCTCCTCTAGGCTTATCTTTTTCTGCTGTTGGTTTTTCCCTTTTGACATCTTCACCAGTTTCACCTTCAAATAAATCTTCATAGGCTAATGAGGTTGTTGGGGGTTTTCTACCAAAGAAAGACATTGGGCCTTTCTCATCATCTGCCACATGTTCTTCTTTTTTCTTGAAGTATGGCTCCATATCTGTTCTTATGTTTACTACTTTTCTAGGTTTTACATATCGTGTCATTGTCGACCCTCCATTTTTGAAATTATATCATGCAATTCGCCCCAAGATTTATCTCCAATATTCTTAGGCATTCCTGTTCTATCATTATCTATTGATGGTGAAGGAGATTTTGCTTGCACCCAACCAGATTTCATTAACACATTATCTTCATTGTAAACGTGTTTTTCTAATGTTTTGATTCTATCAACTAATTGTTTTAGAATATCTAATACTTCATTTTCTTCACTCATTTTAATTACCTACCGTATTTGTCGATTGCCGCATCTACTAACTTTTGTCTGTTTTCAAGGTCAAGCATACCCCATAATCTAACTACATCAGTATGAACATCCATGAATTTTTTAACATATGATTTTCTATGGCCTTCCATCTCATCATAAGGTTGACCAAAAAGAATTTCTATTTTTTCAAACGCATTTGTATTATTTATGAACATTATGTAATTATTTATTAATTTTACATCTGCTGGCCCTTTTACTATATCTTCCCATGTCATACTTCTTCCTCCTCTCTTAAACTACCTTCGCTGGCTTTAGGGTACACTATCTTTCTAACCTGTAAGTACAATGTTTCATAAGTCTTACGTAACCTCGCAGCAGTAGCCACCATATCTATGTTTTGCTCACTGATGGACTTTATCTTCTCATTTAACTCTGTATCTCCTTTGGTAAAATCCATTTCTTGAAGTAAATCTATCAACTCTCCTAGCCTAGTATAATCTTGTCCAAAATACTCAGAAGGTTCTGCTGCTTGTAATGTTTTCTTTAATCGTTTTATTGGTTCTTCTGGTAAAGATGCTAATTTTGGATTGAGTGCTTTTTTGACATCATAAGTAAACTCACGACTAGATACCTCAAAAGAATCAACAATTGTTTTTAAATTATCTATTCCCTCTACGTTCTTTAATGCACCAATCAATTTGTAAAGTTGACCTTTTAAAATTTTAATAAAATTACGAGACAAATCTTCTTCTTTTAAATTATCAATATTGTCTTTAATAATTTTTTCAACTTCTTCTTTTGTTAAATCTAAATCTTTTTTAATTGCTCTTTCTATTTCTTTATGTAAAGTTAAAGCAATATCTTGCTCTCTTTTACTTAAATTAAGTTTTGAATAACCCTCTACTATTCTTTTATTTTTTAATTTATATGCCTTGTCCCACTGTTCCCCAAGATTAAAACCTTTTTTTCCTGTTAAATCATCTAATACCCTATCAAAAGATTCACTATAGATTTTTTTAAATTGTCTAAGTTCATTGTAAAACTCTCTAAACGTTTTAACTTGGCGGTCACTAGTCTCTTTGATTCTATAATTAGGATTGTTTGCTATGTGTTTTTCTAAAATCTTAAGAACAGGTAACATATTTTTTATTTTATTAGCCTTTATTTCATTAGCAATTTTTTGAAGTTCAACTGGTTTCCATTCTTCTTTAGGAATATTTTGCTTATACAACCGATATGCTTTGTCCAACAATTTTAAACCTTCACGAAATTTGATATAATTATATGTTGAATATTTATCATCGTTAAAAAAATTCCGTATCAATTCGGAATATTCAGATTCATCTACTACTTTTTTTGTTCCTAACATCATACCATATAACGCAGGGCCAAATTTTTGTTTTCCTATTTCTTCAATAGTATTTTTGAAATTATTATCTAAACTTGCTAAATGATATATGTTTACATTTTTCATTCTTTCTGGGACAATATAATAATCTAAACCTTCGGGCAACGGTTTTTCAGTGTCTCTTCTTCCCTTTTTTTTACTCATAAATAATAAATTACCACTATCATCTAATTTAAAATAACGTGGTTTATCTGTCGGCCCTAAATCTTCGATATTATTTATTATGGATTCTTTTAATGTAATATACCCTTTTCTTTTCTTTGAATAATCTTCTGGTTTTTCTTCAAGTAATTCTTCCAGTATTTCTGGCTCTTTTGTTCTTTTTACTCTTGCTAATGCCTCATCTCGTCTTGTTCGCCTAGATTCTCTTTCCGCAGCCCTTCTTCTTTCTTCTCTTTCTTCTGGTGTCCCTATCCTATATCGGGAAAGGATTTTTTCACGCCATTCTTCAAAATATTTTTTTTCTTCTTTCGTTGATTCAACATTTGAATCTTCTTCAAATGAATCACGAATTCTATAAAAATCTTTTTTTTCATCGTCAGTAAATTCATCTACACTTTTTTTATCAAACCAACTAGGTTTAGCCTTAAGAATAGATTGCCAATTCACACTTACCACTTATTTTCTGTCCTTTTAGGAGTTTTCTTATATTGTATTACATGAGGCACTGAGTTAGGCATTTTTCTTTCTTTAAGTGCTTTAGGTTGACTAGGGGTAAAATCTCTTTGTGTTTCTACTCTTCTATCTCTGTGTGCTAACGCAGCCTGTTTTCTTGCTAATTCTTTTTTTAATTTTATTACTTCTTCTCTTGTTGTCATATTATTCACCAGTCATATGTTCTTACATCATTTACTTTTTTAATTACTTTTTGAGATACTTTTTTTAAATCCGCATTTATCTCATCCATGAATTGCTCAAATTTTTCAGCATCTCCTTCTACATAGGTTTTTACTTCATCTTCTAATTTACTTATAGTTTCATTAAGTAATTCTATTTGAGAATTGTATTTTTTATAAGCCTCTGATTTGAAATCTCTGAATCTAAGTTTAATTATACTTTCCCAACTCATCCTACTCGCCTCTCTGTTCTTCTATCGACATTATTGTTCGCTGCCTCTTGAGGTAAACCACTGAATCTTTGCGGTGGCCCCACACTCATACGGACATCGGGTGTATCTGTCGGAGTTTCTTCAACTTCTTCAACTTGTTCCTCCATAGGAATTTCCTCCATAGGAACATCTGCCATAGCAGGTTCTCCCATAGCAGTATCACCTAACATCACGTCTCCTTCCATTTTTGCCTCTGGTTCTGGTGGGGGTGGGGGTTTACTGTAAACAAAATTGTTTTCATCATCTAAATCAACTTCAAATCCTAAACCTTGCATTTGAGAAGCAAGACCGATTTCGATTTCTCTTTTTCTTAATTTGGCTATTTCATCTTCTTCTTCTGATGGTGGCAATATTAATTCCCAATCTGTAACTCCAAATTCTTCCATTAGCCAAGGGAACACATATTGATTGTAAACATTCTGAGCCATTTCTACTGCACGATTAGTTACAAGGATTTGCATACCTTCATTATTTAATCCACCACTAGCCGTATTATCTGCCATGAATATTTTACTAACCCCATAGAAAGCAGCAACTCTATCTCTTAAATCTTCTTTGACTGCAACATAGTCCATTTCTTTTAGACTATCCATAAACTTGACCCACTCTACTGAACCTTTACCTTCTGCTTCAATTCCCATAACTGGAATAAAATGTGGGTCACTTTCCATCTTTTCTTTGACGCTTCTCCAAAATTGCCTCATAGAATCCATGTTTCTAGTTTGGACTGCAAGAATACCTCTAGGCATTCTAGATTTAGTATAAGATGCATTAACATAATTTTCCATTGCTATCAATGTAGTTAAGTGACTAAACAATGTTAAAACAGGACTTGAACCATATAATCTTGAAGGAGCATATTTACTAAAATGTAAAACCTCACCTTCAATGAAATATTCTTCTTCTCCAGTAGCCCTGTTAACGTAATGCACTGGTTGTAAAACATTACCAGATTCGGGATGAGTATCGTATGCATTTTCAGAAATAAAATCTCTATTTTGAATATCAATAAATCCTTTTTGCCCTCTTTCACCAACTTCGTCCGCATAGATAGTCATAGATGCAGGGTCTCCTCTAAATACCTCTTTTATCCTGTGTAACTTAATATTCCCTTTAGAATCACAAAAGTATTCTTTAACTAACACGATGTATGCATCATCTATAATATTTAAGTCATCTTCTAACTCTCTTAGCACATCAACAAACATTTGGTTTGCACCATTGACATAACCTGTTAACAATTTCTTAGCATATTTCAATTGCTCTTCGTCTGGAACATCGAATTCCATTGAACCACATTTAGGGCATTCTCCAAGTTCTTTCTCAAACTCTTTCTCACATTGTCTACACTTCATGGTAAATTTTTTAGCAAAAGTAAAACCTCTTCTAAATACTTCATTCTTTAATTGTGTAGTACAAGTTCTACAAATGACAGATGAGTTTGCAATGTGATATAATAATGGTATAGACAAGAAAAAAGAATTGTCTCTTTCTTGTATTCCAATATTGAAAACTTTTCTATCACTAGGTATAGGTGTTCTTTTTCTAAACAACCTTGTAAACACATTTCCTTCTGCCATCATTCTTCATCTCCTTTACTGATTGAATCTAATTCATCCATCAGATTCATTTTGCAATTACCTTCTAATTTATCAATAGCAAAAATATCAACATCATATTTTAACCAATCATAACTTTTGTTATCTGAATGATTATACCATTTCATCAACTTATATATTTCTTGCATACGGTCTTTAGCCCAATCTTGCTTTTTGTGATTCTTTTTAATTCTTACAAGTTCTAATAATAAATCTGCTTGTGGCCCTTTCATTCTAAAGTGAGGGCGACATTGAGTTAATACCTTATGGACATCATCTTGAGAATAAAAATTAAGTCTGTTTACCGCTCTAGTATTTTGTGGTGACTTTTGGTCAAGATGTAATTTACCACTACCTAATGCTTTGTGCATTTCTATCATGAATGCTTTTCCTCTATCCCCAGTAGCGATAAGCCCAACTCTAGGATTTAGATTTTTATCTAAGGTAATATAACCATCTGAATCTATAAAAGCAGCAGTATATGCGTTAATGTCTTTTTTGAATGTGTCATTTAATTTGTAATATTGTTCTTCAACTATCGTAACCCCTATTTTCTTAGCATGTTTTGCAATAATTTGTGGGCTGCTCCTTTTTTGTAAAGACGAATCCATCTTATCCATGATTGACCTACAAGTAATTCCTTGGTCATCAGAAACACATTTTAAAATGTGGGTATTTAATTTATCAGTCCAATCATACCTATTAGGTAATGATTTCATAAAGGTTTTAAATTGGCCCTTATATTTAATCAAAGAATGTTCTGATTTAAAATATTCTGTGCCTTGTAAACTTTTACGTTCTAAATCCGCTTCCCAATACTTACATAAAATGTCTACTAGTTGCGCCCTTGTAGTATAATCTTTTATCTCATATATTTTTCTTAAATCACTTTCTTTGAAAGACATTGATTTAAGTGGCTTTTGATAATCACTCAACCAATAAATAGATTTTATACAGTCGTCTAAATGTGAAGAATATCCATTGATAACATTGACAATAGATTTAGTAAAATCTTTTTTAATGTCACCTTTTAATGTAGTCCTATAATCCCTTAATCTTTTTACTACATCTACTATACTTTCTCCTTCTATCTTATATTCAGAGGGAAACTTCTCAACTCTTTCTCTTGCTTGAGATAAATTAAGGCTGAATTGTTTAGCAGCATTTTTGATAACATTGTATTCGTCATCAAGAGATTGTGCATAAAGCCACTTTTGAAACTCACCCATTGTATTTTCTGCGGCCTCCATAGCATCTGCCGCATCTTCAAGTGCAGCAACAGATTCTCTAATTTTTTTACTAGATGTTAAGACCAAATACACCACCTCCCATTTGTCCCACCTGTGTAGTGACGGGAGAATCAAATATATCAATATCATCTAATAAAACAAAAGATTCATTCAAAGTGTGAGTTGCTGAGTTAGCGAGAGCCAATCCCATCACTAAATCGTCATGCGCTCCAACTCCTGCAAACCTACCATTATCTAATATACTAAACATGCTAAGTTCGTCTACAATTAAATCTGTCATTCTCTTAGATTCTTCATTACCTTTTGGTAAAACAATTTTATGATTTTCAATATTCATTTGTAAGTTGAGAATTATCTCTTGTTTCTTTTTTCTAGTTGTGTTGAAATCTCTAACATTCAAATCGGTTTCATTACGCAATTCTTGAGTAAACGATTTAGCAAAAGTATTAGTTTCAAATAGGATTACTTCTGGTTGAAATAATTGACCAACTAATTTTAGTTTGTTTATATTTTCTCTAAACTGCACATTCTTTTGTCTATCTACAAACACTACTCGTTTATTTTTTTCTTCATCAACTTCTAACACTACAATAACATTGTAGTCACCATCTGTTGATATGGCAGGGTCAACACCTACAAAATATCTGTAACCTTCTCTATTTCTCATTCTAAGAATGTCTTCTTTACTAATACATTGTTGAACATGCTCTACATTGAATAGTGATGTTCCTGTTGAAATAGGAATACACATGTATTCTCTTGTGAATTTTAATGAGCCAACTTCTGTCTTTCTTTGCATAAGCGCATCGTAATCCCACCTTTCTGGCCAAAGTGGTTCATTGAGTTGATTAAGACAAGGATATTTTCTAACAGTGTAGGCTTCGTTTTCTTCTAACTGTGTAAAAATATCAGTATAAGAAAAAGGAGTACCAATCATTCTAAGACTAGCAGTGTGATGAAGTGTTGGTATCATATCCCCGAAAAACCAATCAGTAACTTTGTTAATTGCAGACATAGAGAACTCTTTCAAAGGGTCGTCAATAATTATCTCTTGAGGGTGAAGACCACGAATCTGAGAGCCTACTGAACGCTCAAGAATCGAATTACCGTTGGTGAGTGTAATATTCCCTATAGCCCAACCTCTACTTGGTCTAAATTGTGCTAATGCTTTATGATTGAACATCTTATCAATGTCTCTCATGTGAACCATAGTCTGTTTGTGGTTAGATGAAATGTATAACATTTGAAATGGTGGTGGTTGAAAACATAAATTCCAAACCACCCATGAGTGCATGAATACAGATTTACCATGGTCACGACTACAAATGATAACAGTACGGTCTGTTGACTCCATAAGTTCTAACCACTCTTGATGGAAATGGGTAAACTCCCAACCTAATACATTCTGAAAAAAATAAGGAAAAGATGTTTTGGATAATTCCATATCCATTTTAGTTTCAAAATCTAACATTTCTATTTCTGTCATCTACATAGCCCCTTAGCCAGATATACTGTTTCTTCATTTACTCCAAAAGATTTAGCAATTCTGTTTAAAGAACTTACGGATTCTACCATATCAGTTAATTCCATTGCTGTCAAATCATATCCTCTATTTGATAATCGCTTCAATAGATAACTAACATCTTCAATATTTGTCAAATCACACATACCATAATAGATAGGTTTGCCCAAAGACTTTCTTATAACATCATGAGTTTCTAATATTTGCGAATTAATATCTTTTTTCTTTTTAGCCAACCTTTTATATTCTTCATTCAATTCTTTAATTGATTTGAATAAATTTTTCTTCACTTGAGGCTCTATCCCAAACAATCCTTGTGTTGGTGGATTTTTTGGATTAAATAAATTGATAAATTTACGACTATTGATTAAACCCTCCATAGCCATTATAGGATATATTTTACCTGTACCTTCACCTTGTTCATATTTTCTAGCCAAGTCTTTGATTGATTCTCCCATAAATCGTTCCCCCTGTGGGGCGTTAGCCCTATTCAAAAACCAACCAATGCTTTCTTTATTTTCTTGACGATATTTTCCTTTGAAAAGTTTGTCCAATATTCCCCAAACAGTATAGGCTAAATTTTCAACACTCTTATCATAATTTTTAATTTCTGCACCTTTTCGATAATTACTTACAAATTTCGTCAATGCGTCAATTTGTGTTGCAGCAACTAATCCCTCATCAAAATCAAATCCTACAGTACCACCTAAAGAAGATATATCTTCCCAGATAGATTTTTCCATAAAGTCTGGAGGATTACCTATAAAATATTTATTTGTTCTCAATACTGGGCCATAATATTCTTTTATAACATCAAGTAAAACAGGAGGGATTTCTTCTTCACGTTTTATTGCTGGTCTACGTTCAACAAAAATATCTTGACCACGTAATCTTTCATCTAGTCTAGCACTACCTCTAGGAGTTCCCATTTCTGGTCTACTACCTTCTTTAAATAAAATACTATGAATTAGGTTTAGGTAATCTTCATGTTTTTCCCACATAGCGTCTGTTTGTGATTCATTCTTTGATGTGAATTGTGTGTTAGGTAAATAAAATTCAATATTTCTCATATCATCAACATCTGCTATCAATTCCTGTAACCTATCCATTACTTTCTCTTTTTTACTAGGTGGTAAATCTTCTGCCTCTATTTGTATTCTTCTTTTCTCACGTTCTAAAGTTTGTTTAGAGAGTCCTAATTTAGTCAAACCATTAGAAATAGCCACCGCTAGTAATGGGTCAATTAAATCCATTTTTTGAGCGGCTTGTTCATAGGTTTGCCTCACATCTTCTTCTGACTCTTCTGACACTTGTTCTTTTTGACCACTAGCCAGTGTTCTAGCCATTTCTGAATCTTGGGCTGCTCTCTGGCCTAATACTTTCCTTTCACTTAACTCTTCTAAAATATTTTCAAAAATTTCTATATGAGTGTTAACTGGCATTTCCTCTGCATCTGATTTTATAATATAGTTTTCTAACCTGTCTAATGCTTCTTTTAAATTCTTACCATCTTTTTCGCCCAATGTTTCAATCCAATCATCGGTTTCTTTTTTCAGTTTATTAAACTTATCAAATATGCCTTTCCAATAATTATAAACTTTTTTTCTTGTGTTTGCTGACTTCCACCTTAAGACTCCTACTTTTTCTGGAAAAGAAACTACTGCTCTAAAACCACCACTAGCAACTTCTTTTGGTTTTTCAACTTCCTTCATGAAATTTTCTAATTTAGTTTTGATTTCTTCGTTAGCATGAATAAAATCATCAACTGTAAGATTAGTAATTTTTTTAATTTTGACTGGTAAGTTAAGCAGTTCTTCTTTAGTTCCTTTTTTAGTAGAATGAGGAATCCATTTATCACTCCATTTTAATTTTGGCTTATTAGTATAATTAGTAAATGCTTCTGCTAAACCCTCATAAATTAAATCTTCTAATTTCTCTTCTAATTCGTTCTCATCTACTTTTTCATCATTAACATATTCATCGCTAACTGCTTCAATTGTCATTTTACGTTTAACTATTTTGTCTATAGCGTCATTGATAATGTTATCTTTAATCATTTGCTTCCCTCCTTGTGAATCATTTTTAAATTTACTAAAATATCAATGATATATTGTGGCCGCCTTTTCTTTTTTAGGAAGTCTTGCACTATCTCTTGGGTTTTTGTTTTCCAATCTTCAATTTTAGACACATGATTAAAAGCCCAATATTTTAAACTTTTATCATCTAAAGTAAAATCTTCAAATTGGTCTAATATATCTTTTTTTTCTAATGGTAATTTGTTACCAGATAATATAGGTTTACCATTTACAACAATTGGTTTACCTTCACCAATATTTTCTACAGAAATTACATTTCTTCTTTGCAATTTTTTGGCCCGTCTAAGTTGAATCCAAAGTTTATCTTTATCTTTTATTGCTACTTTATCGTCTATTAACTTTTGAGATTCTTTAACTTCTGACAAAGGCACATCAACATAACCAAATTGTTCAAACCCTTTCAATGAAACTTTATCGCCCTGTATTGCTTTTTTAAATTCCTCAGTCAATCCTCTCTTTGTATCGGGAGAATATAAATGAGGATAAATTTTACCAACTTTGTCTTTCAATAATACTCTAGTTTGAGTTATATTAGTTACAACATTTCTATAAAATTTAATTAAATTTTCTGGAGTGAATTCAGTTGTTACTAATCTATATTGTCCTGCTGCACCTAGATTAAATAATTTAAATAATGTAGGAATAGGAGTTCTAGAAACTACCCTATCAGAAACGTTGTCTGGCTTACTTCCTGTGTGGTATTCATAAATTTTATTACTTATGATTTTAATCTGCCCTCGAATCCTTTTATCTAATGGTTTTTTTATTACAGATGGTTTGTTAGTTTGATTTGTTTTTTGAAGAAATTCATTAACCTCTTTTTCTATTTCTACAAAGTTTGGATTGTTTTGTCTTAGTTTTGGAACTATACTATCAAGTAAATCATTGAGTTGTTCACCTCTACTTACTCCCGTAGATTCTCTTGAAATTTCAAAAATATTTTTTAAATGCGATTCAACTAATTTAATAATTCTATTATCTGATTTCTTACCTGTTAGTTGTTGACCTAATATTTTCTTGTTTCTACGTCTAGCATACAAAGCAATTTCTTCAGCATATTTTTTATCACTAATGTTTTGCCTCATTGTTTTTATTGCGTTTTCATTAACACCTTGAAGTTCATTAGGGCCAAAATCTACATACTGTTGTAATACTTGTTTAAATTTATTCAATGTATCTTCTGACTCAAAAGTATCTACCCAATCTCTTACAGCGATTGGAAATTTTACTTGTTTGAGGAGAACATCTTGCCAGACCATTTTAAATCACCAAGGCCCATAATGTCCAGACTTGCTTGCCTCTTGTAACATTTCCTCAAAAGTATATCTTTTTTCATTTGTTATTTGTCCTAATGCCTTATATAATTGATAAGGTATATCGGCTTTTGCTTCTGTATCTCTAACCATGTTACCATCTAAAACAAACGCATGTCCATAACATACACCTTTGACATCTTTACCTGTTCCAATCACATCTGCGTGAACAAGAATTAAATTTTCATTTCCTTTCATAGCCTTATCAAAAATATAAGAATAAGCAGATTGATAACAGTTACCTAATTTTTTAACTACTTGTTCCCAACTCATGTTATTCTCCCCTATTCTTCTCCGACCATATCAAAATGAGCATCAATATATTTTTGTTCAAATCTTTGTTTTTTACCACTATCATCAACCATAATAGCGACTCGATGTGTTTTATTAGGTTCTTTAATCATATCGTAACCTTCCAATGCATATTGCTTTCCTGTGTGTTTATTTCTATAAACGGCTCTTTTTAGTATTGCTTCCCAACTCATTGTAACTTCTCCTTCATCTTTTCCTTAACGTCTAACCACACTTGAGGATGGTTTTGCGCCAACACCTCTTGGACAATTTGCATCTGCGCTACGATGATGGTGTCCTGCCTTCGGTGAATAAGTTTACCCTTGAACTCCATAAGATATTTCAAAGACTCACGAATCTCTTTTGCAAGTTTAGTCAATGAATCTATTTCTTTTGTGGTATGGGTTGGCATTTGAAACCACTCATCTAATTTAGCATCTAATCTTTGCAAGTTTGTACTAAGCATATCTATTTCATCAATTTCTTTACGAGCAATTTGAGTTGCCGCAGATTTCTGAACAAGAGGCTGTAAATGTGACCTCATGTGTTTTCTAATTTGGGCATCTGTCGTCCCTAACTGATTTGCCACTTCACTGGCGGCAATTTTGCCTTCACTAATATCGGTTTCAATTTTGGCTCTTTCTGGGTGTGTACAAACAGCACATTGAGGATTAGATGCATCATCATATCCTTGAGCATGATTTCTCATATGGCGAGCAGTTGTTCCACTTGGCCAGTTGAATTCTAAATCTAAGTCGTCACAAGTCTTAGTCATGGAATTAACCATTTCTTCTATTTGAGTTCTGTCTTCATGTTGACAAACTTTACATCTTCTTCTAGTTATCATGTTATCTTCCTCAATTTTTCTTGCCACGTTTTTTTGACCCCATCTATTTTACCTGCGTTGATACTAGCATAAAACACCTTCTCTCCCTCTTTGTCACCATAAGTTTCTTTCATCGCAGAAAGAATTTTTTTACCTTTAGCGTTTAATGGAATAGTATCACCTCTTAGTTTTCTTTTTTTGTTGTTCAATAAATGAACGATATACATTTGCCTGTGCGGTCTTGCCCATTTCCCTTGCTCTCTGTTCCATAGCAACGGCTGCTTGAGTTTTATGAGCGTGAGACTTACCGCTAGATTTTATCTTGTTTACTGATGCTTTTGCATCTTTTACAGTTGCAAATTTTAGACCCTGTATTGTTCCTCTTGGGTTTTCATCTGTGTATAAATCTGAATGTGATTTTGAGCCTCTATGCTGGCCTTTTTTTCTAGGGATGCGAGGAGCCTTCAACAAATCAAACCACATAATATCACTTGTTAGGAATCTCCTCTACTACCCCAGTTAAAGTGCCACTAAAAGGTTTAAAATTCTTTTCTGGAATTTTATTAGAATGAAATGGTTTTCCACCATCGGGACTAGTTGCAACAGTAACATGAGGGAATCCTCTACTATCTTCTCTTTTGGCATCTACTTTGACAGCCATTGCCCTATCATCCATACCAACAGCAGTAATATTCATTGATACTTTATCACCAACTTTATACTGTGAGTCTTCTTTTAATGGGCCGAGTTTAATAGTCATGTGATGAGCGTATGGTTTCCAACCCTTTGGAACAAGTGGTAATAATTTTTTTTTGGACGGGTCATCGAGAACAATAGCAGAATAACTAATGCTTTTCAACAAATCAAACCACATTATGAACCCTTTCTCCAATTTTTATTTTTCTTTTCTTTAGTTTTACTTGGACTCCATTTTACTTTATTCGCCCAATAAGCACGAGACATCTTTCCACGCTTGATATTCTTAGCATGTCGAGCCTTGAAAGCCTCTCTTTGTCCAGCAGTTTGGTTAGTTTTTACTCCTTTTTGGCCAAATTTCATATATTTTGCTTTATTATTTTCAAAAGCCATAACATGATGAGATTTTTCTGGGTCTTTCTTTAATCTCTGAGATTGATTTATTCCTTTGAGTCCTTTCTTTTTTGCTCTTTCTATAGCCTTCTGCCTTGGGCTTTTTTTCTTTTTTTTCAGAACATCAAACCATTCCATAATTATCGACCCCTATCATATGAAGTTTCTAAATCTTTAGCGTACCGAAGCATATCTCTACCTTCTCTTATTCTATCTCTACTGCCAGTCATTAATAATTCACCAGTTAATTTCATTTGTTTGATAGTTTTGAAAAACATTTTTTCTGTTTGTGTATCAAGTTCTGGAGAGTATTTTCTATTAGTTTTTATCTTTCCCCTTTCAAAATCTTTTATCACTCTTTCAACTGAGGCATTAGTTAAGCCTTGTTGTAAAGTACCTTGGGAATACATTTCCCAACCACCATTAGCAAAAAACTCAGCAAAAAAACTGTAATATTTTTCAAACTGTTCTTGTGGAACTTCGATAGGAATAGTAGAAAGAGTTTGTGGTTTAGATTTCATTGGCCTACCTAAATTTCTAGTTGTGGCCTTTCTGTGTAACCAAATATTTGGATTCCTAGCCTTTTTACCAACTAAGGCAGTTTGTTTTAAAACAGTCATCCAACTCATGTGCCTTTCCTCCTTTTGTAAGTTTTACATGCGGCACAAGTTGGCCTACATCTTCTTTTTCTTCCTTTAGAGGCATCAGCCCTACCACAAGGTTTTGGCCCACCTTTATCATTACAGGTTCCACAAGCAATCCAACCGCCTTGAGTTTTTCCGCCCTTCTTTTGTTTTCCGCCTCTCCTTGAAAACCAACCATGAAGACCAGACTCTTTTTCTCTAGCAAAATTATCCCCACTTCGCTTTTTTTTACGCTGCTTAGAGCCGCTCTTTCTTCGGGCCTTGCTCTTTTTGCGAAGAATATCTTGCCAAGTCATTTCAATCACTTCTTTTTCTTCTTTTTCTTCTTTTTCTTTTTACCCCAATTAGCCGCACCAACTTTTCGACATTGGACTAAAGCACCACTACCATAAGCAGAAGGCCATTTTCCCCCATCTCTTGTATATGCTTCTTTTACCTTATCATAACATTCGGGGTCTTTTTGCCTTGAAGTTTTTTTCTTCTTTAATACTTCTTCCCATCTCATATTACTTCCCTTTCATTTGATTTTCTTTTGATGTTTTATCATCATCTATCGGGCCTCCAGCAGCCCAAGTGTAACAAGTTCTGTCTTTGTGACATTTGAAATGGTGCATCCAGCAATAACCTAAGTCTCCCTCAAGAGGCATACAATCCATCATTCTATCACTAATATCAAAAGCAATACAGTTAGAACATTTTGATTTTTTAGCAACTTCTACTGATGTGTTCCAATGGTCTGCTGCCCTAACCCAATAATCTTCATCTTCTAAGTTAAGGGGGCCATATTGGATGTGTTTTGCCTTGATTGCAGAATTCCTATTCTTAGTATTAAGTTTCAAATCTTGTGTCGCTCTAGGACAAGCCAAATCTTTTAAGATGATTTCCCAACTCATAATACCACCTGTAAATAATCTCGCCAATGCATTTTTTGCAAATCTCTATTTTTCGCTGTTTGGGGCGCACTTCTCCATAAATTAAACCATTGAATTGGAACCCCTCTAACTTTAGCATCTGGCCCATGTGCAGCAAGTAACAATCTTTCTATCTGAGTCGCACTTAATCTAGGTAAACTAAATTCTTTGACTCCTCCAGCAGCATCTTTTTTACCTGCTAAAGTTTTTATTGAATCTCCTTCTGTTCCATCAACAGTATATTTCTTTTCTAAAAACCTTTGAAACTCTCTAGGTTTTATTCTAACAACATCTATTTCTTTACCTTCTTTATCTGTTGATTTTGCCTTTGTATATATATTAGCCATTCTTAAGAATTGGTCTAATTCTTTTCTTAAAGATTTAATATTCACTAATTCTTGATATGTTTTTTCTTTTTGCAATGAACTCATAGGTATAGCCAATTCTAAATGGTCGCCTTCTAACCCTTCAATAATTTCTTCTAAAAGTGGAAATAGGCCAATAGACATGACCTTTCCCCCGCCCGCATATTTTTCATTTCTTTTAGCAAAAAATACTTGCCAAAGTGGAGGCTTTGCTTGACCTTTACTTGTACTAGACCATGCTTCTTTTTTACCATAGGTTGCTTTAGATGGAGTCCCTTTATTTTTTTGGCCTTGTTTATATCTTTCACTATACCAATGCCCATATTGCACTTCCCTTCTTACTGGTTCACCTTTACCAGCAGCATTATAACTATTACGTATATTTCTAGGATTATTATCACTAGTGTCACTAATTTGATTACCAGTGCGAATAGCATTCCTAATAAGTCTAAATTCTTGATTGGTTATTTCTTTATCTATCCCACCACTGAAAATATTCAAGATTGGATTAATAAATTTCCCAAGTCCAGATACTCTTCTCCTACCTCCTCTATCTGCACTTCTAGAACGGGCTCCATGCCCGATGGCATAATCGTAAAGGGACATATCTGTTTTTCCAGAACCAATTTTAGCCCCTCTTGCAGCCTCGGCCTCGTCTTCCCATCTGTTGATTTTATCAACAGCCTCTTTTTTTGTCATCTTTCTTACCATGCTTTTTCCTCCTTTTTCTAAATCTTAAACTAGGATTTCCTTGGGAATCAAAGAAAGAAATCCCTTCTGTTGTTGCTGAATCTGATGGGCCTCCACCAGCAGCACTGCTTGAAGTAACTGTACCTGTTGCTTTGAGTTGTTGGAACCAATCTTCTTTCATAAGTCTTGACGTTTGACCAAAATGAGATGTTTTAGGAACAGGTTTTTGCCCCATTCCTGTCTTATACTTTTGTTGCAATTCTGATACTAATCTTTTAACGTTAATGCTAACTGACATTGGGTCATTAATTTTGCTTGCAAATTCTCTAATCGCATCATCGGGTAAATTTTTCAAAGCAGGGAATGAACGCTTTAAACCTTGGATGTCCACTTTTAATATTATTTCCCAACTCATTTTATCACTCCTGTAAAGAATACCTCATTTGTTTTACACTCAATCCCGATGATTTTGGCTGACCAAAAGAAGTTTCGGACGTTACTTTAGAATGGTTATCTAAAAAAAGTTTGAGGCTTCTTGGCTTTAAGTTTCTTTTCTTTAAAGACCGTATAATTTCGGTAACTGTTGATTTAGGATAAAATTTTAAATGCTCTAAAATTTCTGCTTGAAGTTTTTTACCAAGTTCTCTTTTTAAAATATCTTGCCAACTCATTTTAAAAACCTCTCAAATGTTAAATCTCTATATAATTGTGATATTTCATTTTTGTATTTCATAGGGTTGTTTTTAAGTTTTGGATTTAGTTTAAAGTTGCTAACTGGGTCACGAAGTCCACCATCTAAAGTGCCTAACACAAGTTCATCTTCACCATCTAAATCTTCAAAATAGTTATTTATCTCATAATGGACTTCTGTTATTAAAGTATCATAATCAAGTTGTTCCAATACATGATACATTCTATTTCTATTTTGTCTAAACCTAATTGGGTCTTCTATATCAGCCTTATTCCAATCAAATTTTTTGGCCCATTCCCTAATCGTAGTAAGCATTCTTTTTATTTGCCTGTCTTCATACCCCTTTTCATATTCAATTACGTCCTTTGGGTCATAACCAGATATTAAACCTCTTTCTCTTAGTTCTTCCATGTCATCTTTATATCCCTTTAAAATTTTTTTAAATTGAGGAATCCTTGGTCTTTGACCCGCATCAGAAGGAATGCCTTGTGATACTCTTTTCCTAGCCTCTAATACTTGTTTTAATTTTTGAGGATTGAGTGACATTAAATATTTCAAATCTTGTTCATCGTGTGCTATCTCTTTCAGTTTGTTTACCATCTCAGTAATTTCATCAAACATCTCCCCAAGTTTTTGATTCTGTATTACATTGAATTTTCCAGTTTGCTTCTCCACATCTTTAGCAGCCTCAGACATTGGCTCCGTTGTATTTCCATCACCATCAAGGTCTATGAAATCTGGCTTCTTTGCCTTTAGGATGTCTTTCCAACTCATATTAATCACCCTGTTTTATAATCTTCTTATGCTTGACGTGCTTCATCGCCGTAAAAATACTCAAACCTTGCCAAGTCTTCATCAAAAAGTTTCATTCTTGCTTTGTGTTCTTTCTTATATTTATCATACACTTCACGCCATTCTTCTAAAGTTAACTTGTTACCATTTGCCTGTAAAATAAGTTTTTTCCGAAAATCGAATCCGAAGTATTCGGGCATACGGTCAAGTATCTTTTCAATTTCTTTCCTATTCAGAGGTTTAGGATGCTCTTTTTCTAATTCTGCAATATTACTAATCGCTTGCTTTAGATTCATTACAGACATACTATCAGTATGGCCTCTTCTACCTGCTCGTCTTTCTGCTCGCATGCGGTCAAACTTCTGTGCATGGTGTCGGCGTTCTATCTCCCGTAACCTATTATTGTTAGTTTTCAATATATCTTCCCACGCCATATTAATCATCTCCTAGCATCTTTCATTATTTCCTCTAGTCTTTTTTTTATTTGAGGAAAATGGGTATTTAAGAAAGGATAAAGACCAATTTCGGGAAAAAAGTGATGGTCATGTTCTTTTATTAGTTTTTCTAGTTCATTTAAAGTTTTTATTCCATTTTTAGCATCATTATAAAAACGGTTTTTTTGCTCTGGAGTTATATTTTTATTTTTAAAAGTGGGGTCGTAATCAAACAAATCCACTTTAACTATATCTTCCCACGTCATATTAATCACCTGTTTGAATTTTCTTCGATTTTGTCTATCACTTTCAATTCATCTTTAACTTCTTCTAACATATATATTAACAGTCGTTTTACTCGCTTGAATGTACGACTTGGTTTTGGCCCTCTAGCACCCATTGGCTTAATGATTCTAGAACTATC